GCCTCACATTCTAGTGCCGATCTTAATTACCGTGGTATTTCTCATCACGTCTGAATTAAGTCTTAGTGTCGTAACTTACATAGTATCAAAAGGACTTGCTTGACAAGTCCTTTTTTTGTATTATAATAGGGAAAAGGAATCATAATGGAAAACCTTAAAAAAGAAAGACTTAAACTTATTGTCCGAAATCTTGAATTGCTTATTGATTCTTTAAAGGCAGAAGTTTATTCCGATGTTGATGCATCCGCTACAAAGCAAGAAAAATTTGATGATCCATCCTTTGATAGTATTTTAGATTACGACGAAGTTTTTGAGGATGACTATGGATACTCGGACTAAAATCAAAAAAGTTAAAAATCTTGCAAAATTATTTGAAAGATTGATTGCACAAGATCATCTTTATAGTGATGAAAGAATTAAAGAAATGAAAGATACTCTTTCTTCGATAAAGAAGCAGATTGTAGAAATGGAAAAACAAAATTATAAAGGATTTGGTAAATGAATGTAAAATTGATCAGTGTAACTCCTGATGCCGAAAAAATGATGGGATATGTGGCACGAGTGTCAAATCCTTCTAATCAAGAGAATCCAAAGGTTGCGGGACTTCTTAAGTATTGTGTAAAACATCAACACTGGAGTGTTTTTGAGCAATCATTTATGACTCTTGAGATTGAGACTACAAGAGGATTGGCAGCTCAAATATTGCGCCATCGGAGTTTTACATTTCAGGAGTTTTCGCAGAGGTATGCAGATTCATCAATGCTTGCCGATACTATTCCTTTGTTTGATTTAAGAAGACAAGATATAAAGAATCGTCAGAATTCTACAGATGATTTGGATCCTAAACTTGTACATGATTATGAAATAGGAATCAAAAATCATTTTGAGAATGCCATGTGGTTGTATAAAGATATGTTAGATAATGGTGTTGCTAAAGAGTGTGCTCGATTTGTATTACCTCTTGCTACTCCTACACGACTTTATATGAGTGGTTCTTGTCGTTCATGGATTCATTATATTAATTTGCGTTCTGCTCATGGGACTCAAAAAGAGCATATGGACATTGCAGAGGCATGTAAGAATGTTTTTGTAGAGCAATTTCCAACAGTAGCAGAAGCTTTGGAATGGATCTAAATATTTTTATACTGAATTGATAAAATGGCAACATATCCAATTATTAATAAAGAGACTGGGGAACAAAAGGAAGTAGTTCTAAGTGTTCATGAATGGTCGAAATGGTGTGAAGATAATCCTGATTGGACACGAGATTGGTCAGATCCTTCTACTGCACCTATGTCAACAGATGTTGGTGAATGGAGAGATAAATTAGTAGCAAGAAATCCTGGATGGAATGAAGTTTTAGATAAGGCATCAAAGGCACCTGGATCAAAAGTAAGTAGAATTTAGTATGGCAAGAAGAAAAAGAGCATCTGCTAATGATCAACCAATTGGAGTTGGTCTTACAACAAAGCAGATGAAAAGAAAAAAGCCATTGAGTTCTGGATACTTGGTGGATATAGACCCACTTAATGATAATCAAAAAAGACTGTTTGATTCTTACAAAGAAAAAAAGCATTTAGTCGCATATGGTTATGCAGGCACGGGTAAGACCTTTATAACCCTCTTTAACGCACTTAAAGAGGTATTAGACCAGAATACTCCTTATGATAGGATTTATCTCGTCAGGTCTCTTGTGGCAACCAGAGAGATAGGGTTTCTTCCTGGTTCTCATGAAGACAAGGCAGACATCTATCAAATACCATATAAGAATATGGTGAAATATATGTTCCAGATGCCAAGTGATGCTGATTTTGAGATGTTATATGGCAATCTTAAATCACAAGAATCAATTAAATTTTGGAGCACTTCATTTCTTCGTGGAACAACACTTGATAATGCTATTGTTATTGTCGATGAGTTTCAAAATCTAAATTTTCATGAACTAGACAGTATTATTACTCGTGTTGGTGAAAATACTAGAATTTGTTTCTGTGGAGATTCTCGTCAGTCCGATTTGAATAGGGCAAATGAAAGAAATGGTATTGTTGACTTTATGAACATCTTGCGTAAAATGCCTTCTTTTGATATAATTGAATTTGGGGTTGATGATATTGTTCGTTCTGGTTTAGTCAAAGAGTATATTGTTGCAAAAATGGAAGCAGGTTTTTAATAATGTTTAATCATGTTGATTTGAATCTCCCTCAACTTGAAAGGGAGACTATTGATGGAGTCAGATATTATTCTGTTCCTCATGAAGAAGAACTCTTAAAACTGGTTTCTATCACTTCGGTGACCAGTCATTTTAATAAGGAGATTTTTGTAAAATGGAGAAAAAAAGTTGGTGATGAAGAAGCAAATCGAGTCACAAAGGCGGCAACACGTCGTGGGACTGATATGCATACTCTTACTGAGTGTCATCTAAAGAATATAGAGTTACCGAAAGTTCCTCCTATTTCTGAGTTCTTATTTAAGATTTCTAAGGGTACTTTAAAGAATATTGATAATATCAATGCTCTTGAAACTTCCCTATATAGTAAACAGTTAGGTATTGCTGGAACCGTCGATTGTATTGCAGAATATGAGGGTGAATTAGCAATAATTGACTTTAAGACTTCGAAAAAACCGAAACCACGAGAGTGGATCGAAAACTATTTTGTACAATGTGCGGCATATGGATGTATGTTGTATGAAATGACTGGCATCCCAGTCAAAAAATTTATAATCATTATGGCTTGTGAAAATGGAGAATGCGTCGTCTATGAAGAAAGAGATAAATCGAAGTATATCAAACTTCTTACCGAATATATTAGAAAGTTTGTTAGAGATAAACTGGAACTATATGGAACCGAATAAAGAACTGGAACAGGCAATTAATAGTAAATTTTTGACACCTTCTAAATTTGCTCTAGAAATTGAGAAAATCGTTGCTGAAGAAGAAATTAATTACATCGATGCTATCGTGCATTACTGTGAAGTTAATGAACTTGATGTAGAATCAGTAACAAAACTTGTATCAAAACCACTGAAAGAAAAACTAAAGTGGGATGCTACGAGACTTAATTTTATGAAAGCAACTTCTAAGGCAAAATTGCCATTGTAATAAGGAAAAGCAAACAAATGATTATGGCTCCTTTTGAAGTATATTGTGAATATCTTGCTCTAAAATCGCACTTTTCAAATCCAAAATACGATTACTTTAAATATAATAAAAAAGTTCGTGCTACTATAACTTCCTTTAATCGTCGCCGCGATAAATATTGGTTTGAAAAAACAAGTCGTAAATATAAGGACGAAGAGATTGTTAATTTCTTGGTCGCAAATTTTGTAGAATCTACCAGTGTAAATCAGACATGGATTGGAGAAATTATCAGTTCTGGAGAAAGGACTTATTCCGATTGGACAAAGAGACAACAGAGTTTGACTTACTTATTCAAAGAACAAAGCAAAGAATTATTATCGAACAACAAATTAGAAAATCTATTCAATTGTTCGAAAGGACATCCAATTCTATTAAAAAAATTTCTTGGTGGAGACGTAAATCTTGAAACTTTTGTAATCTATGATAGAATATTTTCATTCAGAAAGAAGTTTGATAAGGAACTGAAAGATCCTGTATGGGAGACCGTAAGTTTAAAACTCCAAAAATATTCTCCCTTTCTAAATATAGGTGATGTGTTTAAATTTAAAAAAATTCTAAGGGACCTTGTGGATGAGTGAGTTTTTTCAGTCTGAAATCATTCGAGAAGAATTGAATGAAATTAATCAATTACAAGAAAAACTTTATGAAGATGTTTTTTCTTTTAGTGTGATGCCCCAAGAAGATAAAATTAAACATATTGAAATGCTTGAAACCTTGCTTGAAAAACAGCAAGTGATGTATACTAGATTGTGTCTCTCCGACGACCCACAAGCCATTGAGATGAAAGACAATCTACGCAAATCAGTCGCAATGATGGGTTTCCCACCAGAGACTGATTTGCAAATTTTATTCAGTAGTATGAATGCAAGGGTTAAATATCTCAAAGACTATATTGACAATTGAGGAGATCTTTGCTATAATATCCAAGTAAATCCAAAAAAATCTAAAAAAAATCCGAGGAAATCTAAATGTCTTTTGCTGATCTTAAAAAGCAATCTAAACTAGGTTCTTTGACTCAAAAACTGGTCAAGGAAGTCGAAAAAATGAATAATGCAGGTAGTTCAGGTGATGACCGCCTGTGGAAACTAGAAGTAGATAAAGGTGGTAACGGTTATGCCGTTATTCGTTTTCTTCCTGCTCCCGAAGGTGAAGACCTTCCATTTGTTAAACTCTATTCCCATGCCTTTCAAGGTCCTGGTGGATGGTATATCGAGAACTCTCTGACGACTCTGGGTCAGAAAGACCCAATGTCAGAATATAATACGATGCTGTGGAATAATGGCACCGATTCTGGTAAAGATCAGGCACGTAAACAGAAACGTAAACTGACTTATGTTGCAAACATCTATGTTGTCAAGGATCCTACTAATCCTGAGAATGAAGGTAAAGTAATGCTTTACAAATTCGGTAAGAAAATCTTTGATAAGATTACTGCCGCAATGCAACCTGAGTTTGAGGACGAGGAAGCAATTGATCCGTTTGACTTCTGGCAGGGTGCTAACTTCAAACTGAAGGCAAAGAATGTTGCCGGTTATCGTAACTATGATTCTTCAGAGTTTGCCCGTCAGGACGTACTTCTGGAAGATGATGAAGCAATGGAAGCAATCTGGAAAAAAGAGTATTCTCTTGAAGAATTTGTTGCTCCTGATCAATTCAAATCTTATGATGATTTGAAAAAACGTCTTGATTATGTTCTTGGACTCAAAGGAACGACTAAGTTCCAAGACCAAGAGAATGTTCAGGAAGAAGAAGAGTTTCGTCAACAAAATCGTAGTGAATCTGTATCAGATGTTCCACAATCAATTAAAGAAGAATTGAATAATTTTTCTTCTACTAAAAATGATGAGGATGATGATACACTCTCATACTTTGCCGCACTCGCAGCAGACT